GCGCACCAGTTACGCCGCCGGCCGCTGGGCGCAGCTCACCGACCCCGCGCTGCTGAATGTGCGCCCGTACTGGCGCTACATCCATAGCGACAGCGTGCTCAACCCGCGCCCGCACCACAAGCGCTGGGGAGACATGCGGCTGACGCTGCCGCACGACCACCCCTTCTGGCGCACCCACTACCCGCCCAACGGCTGGGGCTGCCGCTGCCGCGTGCAGGCGGTGCGTGCGCCGGCGGACGGCGCAGCCACGGCGCCGCCCGATGGCTGGGCCGACCCCACCGCCAACGGCACGCTGCCCGGCATCGATAAGGGCTGGGCCTACGCCCCCGGCGCCACCGTGGCCGACGAGCTGCGCCAGCTGGTGGACGGGAAGGCGGCCACGCTGCCGCCCCCGCTGGGCGACACCTACCGCGAGTCCATGCGCACGCTGCCGCGCGCGCCGGACCTGCCCGAAGGCTAGACCATGGCCGATCGCATCACCGTCGAGCTCGATGTCGCGCCGGTGATCGCGCGGCTCGACCAGATCCTGCGCAAGCTCGGGCCCGGCGGGCTCAAGGCCCCGCTCGCCGAGATCGGCGAGGACCTGGTCGAATCCGTCAAGCGCAGATTCGAGACCAGCTCCGCCCCGGACGGCAGCCGCTGGGCGCCGAACAGCATGGCCACGATCATGGGCATGCTCGAGGGCAAGAAGAAAAACTTTCGCAAGGACGGCAGGCTGAGCCAAGCGGGCGCTGCGCGCGTCATGTCGAAAAAGCCGCTGGTCGCGTCGGGGTTGCTGCAGGACACGATCAACTATCAGATCGACGGCGACAGCCTCTTCGTGGGCACCAACCGATTCGCCGGGCAGTGGGACGGCGGCGCCGCCGTGCATCAGTTCGGCAGCAAGGACGGCAGCATCCCCGCCCGCCCCTTCCTCGGGACGGATGACGAGGACGTGGCGAAGATGCTCGATGTGCTCGAGCGCTACCTCGTCGGCTGACCCGCTCCGGCGGGCCTGCAGCAGTCCGTAGCCCCCCGAACGGTTACCCCTCTTGCCGCGCCATGTCCGCGCCCATCATCGGCGCCATGGCTACCCGCACCGCTACCCTCTCCCTGCTGATCCCCGCCGCAGCCGCTGAAATCCAGCTGCTGCCGGCGGGGCTTTTTCGTGCTGCGGACGGCTCCGGCCGCCCCGAGGGGCTCGATGGCTGGTTCATCGACGCCGAGATCGCCGGGCGCCTCATCGTCCAGGCCGCCGCGCGTCAGACCAAGTTCGTCATCGACTACGAGCACCAGACGTTCCTGGCCGAGAAGAACGGCCAGCCCGCGCCCGCGGCAGGCTGGTTCGACGGCCGCGGGCTGGAATGGCGCGAGGGCCGCGGCCTCTTCGCGACCCAGGTGGAATGGACCGAGCGCGCTCGCAACATGATCCGCGACGGCGAGTACCGCTACTTGTCGCCGGCCTTCACCTGGGACGACGCCACCGGCGCCGTCAAGCTGCTGGTGAATGCCGGCCTCACCAATAACCCCGGTCTCGACGGCATGGCCGCCGTGGCCCTTTCCGCGTACATCCAGCAGTCCCACCAGGAGGACCCCGACGTGAACGAAACCCTCAAGAAGCTGCTCGCCGCCATCGGCTTGCCGGCGGAAACCGACGAGGCGACGGCCCTGACCGCCGTCGCGGCGCTCAAGGCCAAGGCCGACCAGGCCGGCGGCCTCGAGGCGCAGGTCGCCACCCTGGCGGCCAAGGCGGGCGCGGCGCCGGATCCGGCGCGCTACGTGCCGGTCGAGACCTTCGCCGCCGTGCAGGGCCAGCTGGCCACGCTGACCGCGCAGGTCGAAACCACCGAACGTACCGCCCTGATCAACGCGGGCCTCGCCGATGGCCGCCTGAATCCGGCCGCTGTCGAGTGGGCCAAGAGCCTGCCGGTGGCGCAGCTGCGCGGCTTTCTCGAAGTGGCCGCGCCGCTGGCTGCGCTGAAGGGCATGCAGAGCCAGGGCAAGGAGCCGGGCAAGCGGCCCCAGGGCGCCGGCGGCCTGACCGCTGACGAGCTCGCCGTGTGCCGCGCCATGGGGCTCTCGGCCGATGAATTCGCCAAGCACAAGGAGGCCTGACCATGGCCGCACTGACCGCCGACCGCCGCACCCCCTACCGCACCGCCGAGGACTTCGAGTTCCCGGTCGCGGCCTCGACCCTGATCTATGCGGGCGCCCTCGTCTGCATCAACACCTCGAACCTCGCCACCAAGGGCGCCGTGTCGACCACCCTCAAGTGCGTCGGCGTCGCCCAGGCCACCGCCGACAACAGCGCCGGCGTCGCCAGCGCGATCCGCGTGCAGGTGCGGCGCGGTTGCTTCCGGTTCGCGAATAGCGCCAGCACCGATGCGATCGCCCTGGCCGATGTCGGCGCCGATTGCTACATCGTCGATGACCAGACGGTGGCCAAGACCAACGGCAGCGCGTCGCGCAGCGTGGCCGGCAAGGTCCGCGACGTGGACGCCGATGGCGTCTGGGTCGAGATCTGAACCCCCTTCCCCCTGGAGACTCCGCACATGAAAACCACCCTCCGCACCCTCGTCGGGCTCAGCATCGTTGCGCTGGCCGTCGTCGGCCTCGCCTTCGGCGTCGCCACGCCCGGCGCCTTCCAGCAGCCTGCCGCGGGCGACCTCGCCCTGCTCGGTCTGGGCGGCATCATCGTCAACCGCGAGAACCTCAACACCATCTACACCGGCTTCAAGACGGCGTTCCAGGGCGCGTTCTCGGGCGTTACGCCCGACTGGAGCAAGGTCGCCACGTTGGTGCCCTCGGCCACGAAAACCGAGGACTACGCCTGGCTGAGCCAGTGGCCCAAGCTGCGCGAATGGATCGGCGACCGCCAGATCAAGAGCCTTGCGGCGAGCGGCTACCAGATCACCAACAAGAAGTTCGAGTCGAGCGTCGGCATCCCGCGCGATGACATCGAGGACGACAGCTACGGCGTCCTCACCCCGCTCTTCTCCGAGATGGGCTACGCCGCAGCCACGCACGCCGACGAGCTCGTGTTCGCGCTGCTCGCCGCCGGCAACAGCACCGAGTGCTACGACGGCCAGTTCTTCTTCGACACCGATCACCCGGTGGGCGCCGGCACGGTCAGCAACAGCCTGGGCGGCGCCGGTACCGCGTGGTACCTGCTCGACGCCACCCGCCCGCTCAAGCCGCTGATCTTCCAGCGCCGCAAGGACTATGCGCTGAAGGCGATGACCGACGAGCGCGACGAGGCGGTGTTCATGCGCGACGAGTACCGATACGGCGTGGATGCGCGCTGCAACGTGGGCTTCGGCTTCTGGCAGATGGCGGTTCGCTCCCAGCAGACCCTCGACGAGACCAACTACGGCACCGCCCGCGCCGCGATGATGGCCTTCAAGTCGGACGAAGGGCGCCCGCTCGGCGTGCGCCCCTCGCTGCTCGTGGTCCCCCCCAGCCTCGAGGCCGCCGCCCTCAAGCTCGTGCAGGCCGAGAACAACGCCGCCGGCGCCACCAACATCTACCGCAACAGCGCCCAGGTGCTCGTCTGCCCCTGGCTGACCTAATACCACCCGCGCAGGCCGTGATCGGTGGGGGCTGGCAGCCGCCCACACCGGGAGTCTCGTGACTGCCTAGACCGGAAACCTCGGGGACGGGGTTGGATGACCGGCGACAGGTTCGGCTTAGCCCCGTCCACCATCGATCCTCCCGCCCGCCTGCGCGGGCGCTTCCCCAGGAGCCCCGCATGAGCACCCGCAAGCCCAAGGCCGACACGGCCGCCCAGCCCCCCGAGAGCGCCGCCGAGCTGGCGCCCGAGATC